CTGTACAGATTACCACGAGTATATTCATAGTCCTTGTTTATATCATCTACAGACTCTCTTACCTTTTCAATTTTATCTTTAACAACTTCAGGTTGAACGACATCACTCGTAACATTGAATTCATTATTTAACTCATCAAATTGTTTTGTCATTTTCACTCTATCGTACCATCAAATCCAAAGTCGTCGCCAAATTGTACCAGTGCGTTATCTGCTGCCGTTATTGCTCTGACATCAGTTCCATTTAAATGAGAAACTGCATCTGTTCCATCTTTACCTCTATCAACGGTCAACTTGTTACCAGAAACCGCTCTGACATAAACTTGCTCACCTTCAATATCTAGGTAAGAATTTGCAGAAATGGTAGATCCATCTGCAACATCAATAACAGTATCAGATGCAGTTAAATTTTCAGCAAGAGTTGTAGTAACAGTTCCCGTGTAACTCTTGAGTGCTCTTGGTCTGACAGAATAAGAAATATCTCTTTCGGTATTTGTAGTATCTCTTCCTGCCAGATAACTAACCTTAACAGACTTAATGATATCTGGAGTGGCAGTAGAGACAGGACCAAACAAGTAAGTTTTTGCTGTAAATCTTAAGGTATACAGTAATACTCTTCTGGTAGTGAAATCCCCTTCATAGTCATCCTGCATGGTGATATTCTCTAATACGATAGGAATATCTCTCTTTTCGTTTGCTTCTGTAAGATTTACAGTCAGATTATATGCAGGTTGAAAGTAGGGTAAAATTTGTTCAGTAATTTGTAAAGCATCATCATTTAACTTTGTCATGACACTCAACTCAAATGCCATGTTATATGGAACTGGCATATATGCCTTTTTAGTTATTGACCCATCAGTGGGATCTTTTATTGTAAATTGTTGAGTAGTAGTTACCTTTCTAGTGGGATCATAAGTCAAACCAGTAAACTCAAATGACATTCTTGGCAATGTCATTGCAGTTGATTTATTCAAATCTGGTTGTTGCTCAAGTCTAGCTAAAAACTTTTGAGTAGGACCATATGCCAGAGGAACTTTAGTGGTGCTTACTATAGTTCCACTACTGTTCTTCGTCTGAATAGTAATGTTGTTAAACAACGTTCCAAACGATATAATTGTCTTCCTCAAGATTTCGTGATAAAAATACTCAAACATTTTTAGATACCTTGTATATTGTATTTATGGAATACCAAAAGGATTCTGTTCCGAGAAATCCAAGATACTATCTGCCTCTGTTTCAATTGCTTTATTATCAGCAAATCCATCATCTATAGGATCATCATTAATTCCTGCATCAAGTCTTCCAACATTGCGAATTATTTGAGTCGCACCAGATACAGATCCAGTTACCGTCTCTCCAACAACAAACGTTCCTGCAACATTACCTAATAGCAACTGATTTGCAGGCTCCCACCACTGTCTTACTCTTGCAGTTGCACCAGATACAGATCCAGTTACCTCCTCATTGAAATTGAAGTTACCCGTTGCTTCCAACTGTGGTGGATCTGAAATGGTTAATGTGATATTAGTTGTACCTGTTCCAATAACATACTTCGCACCAGCATCAGTTATTTCTATCCTATCAACTTTACCTGCAGAATCTAATATGGCAATACCCTTAGCAGTATGCACACCAGCAACTACTTCATGATAGTTCTTAACTGATACATCGTTCTGAATGGTTATCGTTGGTGGATTTAAGTATCCACCACCACCATAAGTCACGGTGATTCCGGTTACAATACCACAACTATTAATTCCTATTTCAAACGAAGAAGTTGCAATACCAACATTAGTAGCAGCATTATTCAGTACAAGTTCACTTGATCCCACACTGACAACATAGGTATCTTCTGGAATAAAGTTCCAAACTGCATCATATCCAGACTCTAAACGAACTCTATCACCAACAATCACATTAGTGGTTCCAATTCCAGTAATAGTTGTTGATCCAATACCAATTGTACCAGTGGTTTTTATCGAGTTGAATCTGATTGTAGCAATACCAGTTGCTCTGAATGGAGTGTTAGTTCCTGCTGCACCGATGCTTACAGTTGGTACTGCTCCATTGGTATATCCATATCCGGCGTTTGTTATGCTTATAGAGGTCAAGGTTCCGAGACCGGAAATAACTGCTGTTGCAGCTGCCGCTACTGCCCCTGTAGACCCACTGAAAGTAATTGTAGGTGTCACAGTATACCCTGCACCAATCGTCGCTCCTGAACCGATTGCCCAAGGATCTGCCGGGTTGAAGGAGACTGCAGTGACGATACCTGTAATAGAATCGATAGTTGCAATACCAACCGCAGTTGTAAGTCCTGCAGTTTCCGTTCCTGTTCCAAGTCCTATCGTGACTGTAGGTGCAGTGGTATATGCCCTACCAGTTGTCGTAAATGCTACAGAACTCGGATTTATACTATCGCCAGTAAGTCCTATTGTTGCTGTTGCAGTGCTTACTACAGGACCGGATATTGTAACTGTAGGTGGGTCTGCATAATAAGTTCCAACAACACCGATAGCGATACTTGCAACTGTTCCACCGGTAGTTGCATAGTCAGTCATAGTCGCAGTTGCAGTCGCATCTGTCTGTGCAACGTCAGGGAGACTGAATTTGACGTATGGTGCTTTATCATAGAAAACACCACCAGTAGTTCCACCTGGGAACATGAAATTCGCTGCTCCTGTGCTTATTACTGCATCAGTTACACTAACGCCAAGTGCGACCATTGGCGAATCTAGGATTGCTGTTGCTGCAGCACCAACATGAATAGGAGTTGAGAAGGTTACTGTTGGTGCAGTTGCAAAACCAGAACCAGCATTAGTTACAGTGACAATACCAACGGTTCTATTTCCGTCAATTGCCGTTGCCGCAGCACCACTTCCGTATCCACCCTTAAATTGAATCAAAGGAGTTACTGTATATCCTGCACCAGGATTGATCAGATTAACACTCTGAACGTTTCCTGCCTTTGGATTAGCATTATTCTCACAAATAGTAATTCCTGTTAGTAGTGTTGCAATACCAACGGCATTTGTTCCGCCACTTGGGGCAGAAGATATTCCAACTGTAGGAATAGATGTATATCCACTACCTCTATTTGTAATGTCAACATATCTGATAGAACCAGATTCTATGAAAGTAGTTGTTGCTTCTGCAGTTGATCCAGTACCAACAACAACTAGAGTTAGTATGCTGCCCAGAGAAGTGAATTGATTGGTATCCGCATAATCAACACCAGTCAATTCATCACCAACCAGTTCATCATCAATCTCATCAATACCGGTAACAATATCCTCATTACCATAACGGAAGAGTTCACAAGTTAATGTGTAAACATAATTTTTCTGTAGTTGATAAAATGGTTTATCGTGTTCAACATATTTAATTTCAAATAATCTGTCTCCAAGAGGAAAATAAATTAAATCCCCTTCTTTAGGTCTACTTGATAGGTTTATTGAATTACCAGATGTTAAATTATCGTTTTCATTTATAAGAGGAGCAATATAAGTTTCCCATCTATCTTGAGAAATAATTAATTTTACTTCATTAGTTTGTTGGATACCAAACTTTGAAAGAAGAGATGTGTTATCGTCATATCCCTCATAATTATCTACATATGCTTCTAGTGGATATGCCTCACTAAATTCTGATTGTACTACCTCTTTTATAACTTTATTTGTTTTGAGATAAGATCTTGGCAGATAAACAATTTCTACACCGTATATTTTTAACTGCTCGTTAATTAGGCTCTGAACAAGACTTTGTTCACCTGAAGAACCTTGTTGAAAAAAAGGATTTAATACCATGATATCAACCTATCATATCAAGAGGAGGAAGTTCATAAGTGTTAGACATCTGCTCCCTGATGATTTCTAATTCCTTCTCTGCATCATCATACAACTGACGCCCATTCAACTCAACTCCACCTGGAAGTTTTACTCCATTGAACTTGATGAGGTTCTGTCCCCACTGTCTTTTCATTAATGCAGTGAGGTATTTCTTCACAAAGAAGTCATTGTATACTCTTGAGAAATCATTTGGATCTATGAGTCTGTAGCAATCAATAACCAGATAGTCATCCTTAGAAACACCGCCCCAATCAATATCCAAATATAAACGATCTTGTCTTTGATTAAATCTTATTTGCTTTTCAGTATTCAATGCAAAATCAATATCTTCAAGATATCTTTTTGTCATTGCATAGGTCAAAATTTCAGTTGATCCCC